CTATAAAATTAGTTACATCACCTGAAGTAATGCCATCACTTGCTAAACTAGCATATTCATTACCTGTTTCTTTAATTATTTCTTTTAGAAAATCTTTCATATTCGTTCCACTCCTCTTCTGTATAACTAATTATGTACCATTGTATGTTGTTAATATAACATAGTTTTCTAACCGAGTCAAGTTCCGTTGGTAGAAAATTTGTACTAATGTAATCATTATATCTTTTATATACTGTTATCTGCATACATATTTATATAAATGCCTCTAATGTACCTACTCTTGCGTGTTTAAATAAGTCTGTTTTCTGTCCAAAACACCATACATTTTCAATATATGTCATTGCCATAAAAGTATTTAACTCTTCTTTTGTTTTAAATTTTTTAGTACCTTGTGGTCTTTGCATAATCCTCATACCAATTTGACCTAAAAACTTATCTTTAAATCTATCAACTAGTTCATCACTTGACCTGTATCTTACTGTCTTAATTTTTGGATCCATTATATTAACAAACATATATTTTGATTTACTTAAAGTCTTTTCTGCAACTGGAAGATAAAAATTATCTCTCCATTGCTCATACTCATTAAACTTAAACCAAGATTGATTCTCTTCTTTCTCACCACCTTTATTATATTGTTCAGTACTAAAATAAGGTGGACTAGTAAATGCACAATCTATATCTGGTAGTTCGTTATAAGGTAAATCTTCTGCACCACAATTCCATATCTTAACAGTTTTGTTTTTAAAGAATTTACTATACTCTTCTATTTGTTTTTGATAATTCTTATACGTATTTGGATTAGGATCACAACCATAATAATGTGTTGCATTACTAGCAAAGAAACCAGCTAATCTATCTCCCCAACCACAACTCGTATCTAATACTGTTTCTGCCTCGGTCATATCGTATATTGTTTTTGCAACAACTGGTTTAAATTGTGTTGCAATATATGTACCTAATCTTATTGCTTCTCTATAACTACCTGGTGATAAATCTTTGCTACTATTCACACCTCTCCATAATGCACCTAAACACTTCCATATATCTCTTGCATTACCATTTTTAAAAACTTCAATTGGTGCTCTAAAACTATAACTTGAACAATTTAATCTTAACTCTTGATGAAAATAATTACTGCACTTATTATATGTTGAAGGAGCATCAATTAATCCTAAACCATATTTTGAATATGGATACTTATAGTCATCATATTTTTCAAAGATATCTTTATGACTTTGTTCTTTAGGTGTACAAATTTTACTAGTATTAAATTTACTTAATTGTATTATATTCTTTTTCATAGTATCATATGAAACGTGCATTAAAGGAAATGCTGGTCTATATTCAGCAATATATTCTGATAATAGTTCTCTAAATTTTTCTTTACCTAGTTCATCTGTCCAATTTTTAAATTGAATAGAATCCATTATAGGTAATCTATTTTCGTCTGCGTACTGTTTAAGGTCTAGGTTTTTCATTGTTCCACATAATTAATAATAGTGCTGGTATTATAACACATAACGCTGATAAAGTCAATGACAATAATATCATACAAAAAACTTATTCACTTTCTTTAATCTCTTTTCTATGTCTTTAAAATAATTCTTTTCTCTTTCTATTAAATAATATTTTCTACCTTCTAATAATGCTGCCTCACCAGTAGTACCTGTACCTGCAAATGGATCCAATACTGTGCCATTTATAGGTGTAACTAACTTAACTAGGTATCTCATTAATGTTAAAGGTTTAACTGTAGGGTGTTCTGTATCTCCTTTTTCTTTTTTATTTGCTTTAGCACAATAAAAAAATCTTGCAACTGAACCATCTTCTCTTACTTGTGGACCTGAACCAAAGTATTCTTCTTTCGCTGTCTTTTGTCCACCTATATTCTTACCCATATTACCATAACCTGTAACTTTAACACTAGGCCAATGACCTGATGTAGCTTGTTTAGGAAAACTTTCAATCACTTCATCTGATCCATCGTGTATAACATTAGCAGGATATCTACCATCTATTTTTTCTCCTGTGCCTTCTTTTTTTAAACCTAATTTATAAATTGCTTCTTTATGTTTTTTAGAATCTCTTCTGTTTTTAGTTGTGTCCCATTGATATCCAGGCACTCTACACTCATCTATGTTTAAACTTTTATTAACACCCTTACGTGCCATTACAATAGGTTCACACGCAGGTTTTAAATAGTTTTTTCTTTTAGGAAAACCACTACCATATAACCATTGTATCATATCAAATATTTCAAACCCAGCGTCTTCAATTGCAACTGCCATTCTATGATAGTTTCTAGTGGCAGCAAATGCTAATAATACTGCACCTGGTTTTATTGTTCTATAAACTTCTTTCCAAAATTCTTTATTAAATGCTATATCACCACCGTCCCAAGTCTGTCCCATAAATCCTTTTGCCGCTCTATGATAAGGACCATTACGTCCTGCCTTCTCATCTTTATTATTAATACCTTTTTGACCTGGACCAAATCGTTTGAGTATAGAAGCCAAATGATATGGTGGATCGGTCACACACGAATCAAATGTATTATCTTCAAGTGTTTTTAAATGTTTTAAACTTTCGTCATTAATTAACATAACTTACCATCACTATTTTTATTGCTAACAACCATAGTATTAGTGTTGCAAATTTTATTTTAGTCATTGCTAAAACTTCTCCTATTCTATAAGCAAATACTATTCCCATACAAACTGTAAATGCGTCAAACATATTATTCACTAGAAAAATGCCTCCAGACTTGCTTTCTTTTCGTGTTCCCAACCTATTGAGTTTAATATAAATCTCATAGGGTCTAGGAAAGTTTTCTCAAATTGTATTTCATAATCAATATATTCTTGTAGCTTAAACTCTTTTGGTAGTTTAGTTATATAACTAATCACATCAAACTTAAATGGATTTGCTTGTAGTAATTTAATAAACTTAATCTTATCTCCTTCTTGTATATAAGGATACTTATTTTGCAATCCAAATTCTTTTATTTGATGATTATAAATCAAAGAACCTTTAACGTGTATTGGTGTACCTTTGATAAACACATCTTTACTACTACCATATTTTCTCATATTATTACAAGACCTTGGAAAGGATATCTGCTCAGCAGACATACTCATAAATTCTGTTTTAAAATCAGCAATAAACTTATGTAAATCAGATTGTTCTTTTGACATAATTATTTTAATTGCTTCTTTAATCTTACCTCGGCACACTTGTGGAGTTGAAGATTTAATTGCCTCTATACCCATAATCTTTAATTTAGGTTCAGACAATCTTACATCTTCCTCATCTAATACATTTAACATATATCTTTTTTTCGCAACCCATATACCTTTGTTCGCAATAACTTCACGTGCCATAACCATTGCGTTCTTAAATGCGTTAGTATAATCTGCAATGTCTTCAAATTGTTTTGCAATAAAAGGTTCTAATTTGTTATCACATACCTTGGCAAGAAAATCACATACTTGTTGGTCTGTTTTATCTTTACAAGTCTTCTCTACAAGTTTATCAAACGATACATAAATTGAATCTGTATCAGACGCTAGTACATAATCTACTTCGTTGTGTGTTTGTAATATTTGATTTAGATATTCATTTACTTTTTGTTCTATATTTCTTATAATATATTGACCTGCTGTAGTTACAGCACTTGCTTGTGCTATATCATAGTATCTAAAGTATTGATTACCTATTGCACCATAACAACTATTCAAAGCAATCTTTCTTGCCCATTGTACATTATGACATCTAGCAATTTCTTTTTTTAATTCGTTTGTTGGATTCTTTTGATATTCTTTTTGTGCTTTTAACTCACGTTTCTTATATATCACACGGTCTTTATAAATCTTTTCAATCATTTCAGGTAAGAACCCTTGACTATCTCTTTTGAACATTGCACCGTTAGGTGTTATACAGGCACCTTCTGTTTTTAAATAATCTAGGGGCGTCTTCTTACTCAACATTTTATTCACAGAAACACCAGATGGATTAACACCTAATATCTTTTCGGGAGAAATATTATATTGTACAATAATATGTGGATAAAGAGAGTTGATATCAAAAGACACCACCCATTTTTGCATACCAAGTCTAGGTTCTTTCACATACGCACCTTCATATTTGGCGTCCTTTATGTGGTCCTCTCTAGGAGGTACACAAATCTTTTTTGTCATCAAGTGGTTTGCAATTAATGTATCCCAAACTCTTACCTGTGAAAAAATATCATTATAATTTACTTTAGTTTCATATGCAAAGGTTAAAGATAAATCAATTAGACCTAACTTGTCTTCTAATGCGTCAACTATTTCTACGTCTTGAATATTATACTCTACAAATTTTTGAAAATCTTTT